TGTGATGGCGTTTTATATTCTTGGGAAACTTACCGTTTGGAACAATTTATTGCAAAAGCCCTAGCAAATCCAAAGATAGCCGGTATTGTCTTATTTGTAAACGGCCCTGGCGGAATGATTACCCGTGTGGATCTTTTGGAAAGAATGATCCGGGAATCTTCTAAACCAATTGCAGCATACATTACCGGTGTATGTGCTTCCGCGCATTTTTGGTTTGTGTCTGCATGTGGGCGGAAATTCGTTTCTTCCCCAATGGACGAAATAGGATCCTGCGGGATTATCTACACTTATCAAAGCTTTAAAAAGTATTATGAAGAGCTAGGCGTTGAGCTTAAGGATATTTATCCTGATAGTGCGGATCTGAAAAATAAAATGATTCGTGATATGGAAGAGAAACAGGATGATAGCCTTATTAAAGAGAAGCTTTCTTTTTATCACAATCTTTTTGCACAGGCAGTTGCCAGGAATCTGGGCATAAAATACGATCGAAACGATCCTCTTTTTCGTGGGCAAACCTATTTTGCTGATGTAGCCCTGGCAAATGGTTATGTAGATGCTTATGGTACGTTGGAAGATGCTATCGTATGGGTATTATCACAAGCGACACTAAAAAGGGCTAATGAGATAATTTAATATTCACTTTTTAATCAATTTGTTTTATGAAAAATCGTTTTTCACAATTCGTTCCGGCTGTAATGGCTATTCTGGGGATTAAGGACTGGAATAAGGACGCGGACAAAAAAAACGCTTTACTGGCAGAAGAGAAAGAAAAGCTTAAAAACATGGGCTTTAATGAAACTTTTCTCACTGGTTTTTGTGAAGCGTTAAGTAATGACTTCCCGGATGATAAACCGCAAGGAAGTACGGAAAATGGAACTGTTATCCCGGAAGATAGTGCTTCCAATGCAGTAATAAAAGGTTTGCTAGCTGATATTACAGCCAAATTAGCTACCGCGCAGGTAGAAATCGAAACTCTGGCTAAAGAAAAAGGAGAACTTTCTACGGAAGTAGCAGCTAAGAGAACAGAGATTACCGGTCTTAATCAAAAAATTAAAACGCTCTCTGATATGGCAGAACTGGACAAGGGAACCGGGGCACAAAACGGGACTATTATACCGGATGCTAAAAACATTGTTTTGAATTGGGATGATGATAAGCAGCTAGGCGGTATTACCGGTGAAATGTACGGTATGGATAGAGCTTATAATCAGCGTTTACGTGCTGAAATGCTTTATCGTAAGGGTATTGCAGTTCAGGTACCTACGGCTAGTTCTATCGATTATTCTAGGCTGAAAGAAGATTTAGGCGCTTTCTATCGTGTACCGTGGCAGGATCGTTTGCAATCTTTTTTGATGGTTTTGCCATCTATCGAGAGTATTTTCCCTTTGGAGAGTGGTTATCAAGATCTAGCAGTATTAACTAATATCTGGTTAGGTGAGTTTTCACAAGCAGATAATACCGCTAGTGACTTCGATAATGTCACTAAGGGCAATTATGAGTTTGACAATGAAACGCTGCGTATGTTTAGCGTTATGTTTGCTCATAAGTTCAAGGATTTAAAAGCGCTGGAAAAATCTTGGATCGGAAGCTACAACAAGGAAGGATCCCAGGTTATTAAGTGGTCTTTTATTGAATACATTCTCGCAGAGACAGCGAAGAAGCTGCATAACGAACGTGAACAGCGCCGTGTTAATGGTGTGCGTAAAGAACCGGATCTGAATAAGCCGGGCCGTGCTATGGGGGCCGCTGATGGTATCTATGAATTTCTGAATAAGAAAGTAGTAGGCCATATTGATATCAATAATGGTAAGCTGGTTTATCAGGTGAAGCCGTTTGAGCTTGGTACTTTGTCACCAGAGAATATCGGGGAAAAAGTTTATCAGGCTACATCAATGATACCAGCCGTTCTTCGCGATTCTGGTACATTAGCTTTGTATATGCCTTCTCACATGATTGTGTGGTACCACAAGTACAATGAACTGCATTATGCGCAGAATCAAGACTACAAGGCTAATATTATGTACGTGAAAGAATATCCGTCGGTGAAACTTATAGCAGTGCCGAACGCTGATAATCACCATCGTATTTTTTGGACGCTGGAAGGTAATATCCATACATTCGAAGATCAGCCGGGAGAAATGACGAAATTCAATATTGAGCAGCAAGACTGGACTTTGAAAGTATGGAGTAACTGGAAAGAATCTACCTGGGCTTATGCAGTAGGATTCAAATACACAAAGAAAGAAGACATGGACTATTCGCGTCAGATGATTTTCTGCAATGAATACGACCGTCCGGCATCTTATTTTATCGAAGCCGATAAGGATACGCAGCCGTCTGCAAAGTATCATACTTCTATTGTAACTGTTGCTAATACTAATCTATTGGCTATTACTGATATTGAAGATGCAGAGGTCGGGAAGATTGTTACGCTGAAATGTGGCAATACGAATAAGGGCGTTAAGATTGATAAGTCCGGTAATTTCTCCCTTATTTCGGAAGCTTGGAACCCTAAAAAGGGTGATATGATCCGTTTAATGAAACGTGATGACGGGAAATTTATTGAGATAGGCCGCGAGACTGGCGCCGCCGATGCTTTGCAGTTTGCCCCAGATGAAACAACGCCTTCTTTACAGGGTGGATCTGTTTTCGTAACAGGTGAAAATACGAAAGCTACGGCAATCACCAACTTTACAGATGCAATCGCCGGAAAAACTTACACGATCCACGGAAGTGGTAAAGAAAATGCTAGTACAATTGCAACCGGCGGAAGTTTTGTTTTAACGTCCGCCCTAACGTTAAGTACCGGTAAGTTTATCAAGCTGGTTAAAACTGACGATGGCAAGTTCTACGAAGTTGCACGCGGCTAATTATTGGTGGGGGAATATTTTCCCCTACCTATTATTAATCTCAAAAAAATAGCTATATGAAAACTTACATTAAAACATCTGTACCCAGACCGGCAGGAAGTCCGGGTAAGGGAATAACGCCTAAAGATGTTCTTACGTTGATCGACGTTGAAGACATTGTTTCTTTTCCGCCGCGTGATGGTGCCGGTGTCGTCCTGGTTGGTGATATTGTAGTAAAACCGTCGGCGTACTCTGTGGATCTTTATATTACGCCTGGTACGGTTGAACTGGCTTCTAACGGTGAAGGTGAAACCGATGCGAAAGGTTTTACGCCTTCGGTTAAAGGGAAGCATCCAGGGAATAAAAGAGAAGTGCGCGAATTTAAGACGAACTGGCTAGGTCGTCATTGTATTGCTATTTTGCAGTATTGTAACGGGGAACCAGCAGATATTATCGGATCACCATGTAACCCGATTGAAATGTCTGTGAACTATACAGGCAATAAAGATGCAAATTCTTCTGAATTTACTTTTACGCAAATTAGCAAGGGGGACGATATCGGAATTTATGAAGGCACGATCCCGCACGAAGAACCCCTGGCAGTAGTTCCGGCGGCTGCAACGGAAATAACCTTCAAAGGTACAGGGCAATATCAGCTAAGTGCCGGAGCTGCGAAAATAGCAACTGTTACAGGTGCTCAACATGGCGACGTCTTAACGTTGATTGGTATTACGGCTGGTGTTGCACCAACAGTAGAAACCGGCGCTTCGTCTGTCTTTTTATTGCAAGCTGGTAAGGTGTTCACCGCGTCACCTGGAAGCCAGATCACATTTAAGGCTTTTGATACCGGAGGTGGGGCAATGAAATTTGTTGAGCAATCAAGATACGAGGCTTAATTTTTTTACTTGTAACTACTTGTAAGCCCTGGGCAGTGATGTTCGGGGCTTTTTTAGTCCTTTGCCTGGCAATTGCCTTTTTTAATCTTTGTGTCTCACTTAATAAATTAATCAAATGAAAGAACAAATTATTTCCTATTTACAAGGGCCTAGAAACTTCGCGGAAGGTGTGGCGCTTTATGAAATATTCGGAGTAAATCGCATGTTGAAAGCTAAATTTCGGCAGATTGGAGAATGTGAAATGACTAAAGGAGCGCTTTTCGAAGAATTACGTAAGCTGGCCGGATTATCTGAAATGGATTTTTCTTCAATGCGCAGAACTGCATACAAGAAGCCGGAACCGATACCAGAAACCGTTAAATCTGTTTTGCCTAAAACGTATGTAGATGATTCACTTATCGCATTGGCTGACCGCTTCGGTGTTACTGTTGATGAACTTGTTAGCGATGAATTTATCGAGAAAGTGTTATCAGCAGACGAAAACCAAGATAAAGTAGACGAACTGGAAGAGGAACTAGAGGAAGCAAAATCAAAGTATTGTGAAGTCCCTGAAACTGTACGTAAAACAATTCGTTTCCGGGAAGAATTTCCCTTCTTAAATGAAAAGGATTGTCCGAATGAGTTTAAAATATTGGTATCAGATATGTTTTCAGCTTATGACCTGTACCGGGAAAGTCATGAGATGTTAGCCAATACACCGGATGATGTTGCAAGTGAGGAAACGTTCAGATGGGCTAAGACAGCAGTAGAAAATTATCTGGATAACCGGGAAATGTGGGAAGAACTGGAATATTACCGGGAAAATCATAAGATATTAGGGAAAGCAAAAATTATGCAGGAACTCGCTGAAAGAAATGAAATTTCAGCTTTGCCGGATCTGGATCTCGTGAAGCAACTGAATAATGCAAAGTCGAATATATCCAAAGGTAAGAATGACCTTGAAAAATCCGACAACGAAGAAAAAAAA